TGAAGTTTTATTTACGAACTAATACGGCTTCGGAGGGTCACACCGCGACGGGTACAACCTACGGAACAGGTTGGGAATTTACTATTAGTGCTTCTGATAGTTCAGCCTTCGACGCGGGTGATTGGTTTTGGAATTGTGAGGTTAGTAAAGGATCAGAAAAATATATAGTTGGTAGTGGAGCGTTAGAAGTTCTTCAAGCCCTTGCCTATTCTGGAACCCCTGGAGCGCTGCAAGGAAAAAGCCAATTAGAGCAAGACCTCGACGCAATCAAGGCAGCAATTAGAACTTTAATAAGTGGCGGTGTTGTTAAAGAGTATTCAATAGGTGGGCGCAGTCTCAAAAAATATGATCTTTCTGATTTGATGACTTTAGAAAGTCGCTTGAAATATCAATTAAAGAGAGAACAAACAGCGGAATTAATCGCTAACGGTTTAGGAAATCCATCTGCAATGTACGTTCGTTTTAATTAATCATGGGAATTATTAACGCTTGGTCGGCCTTATGGGAACCAAACCCAAGAGCAATAAAACCAAGACGAAAAAGAGAATACGCAGGGGCCGAAGTATCGCGCCTTACTAGCGGTTGGTTAACAAGTACCAATTCAGCCGATAGCGACATTAAAGGCAGTCTTAAAAAGCTTAGAAATCGTTCTCGTCAACTTGTAAGAGATCAGGACTATTGCAAAAATGCTGTGCGTGTCATTGTTGAAAACGTAGCGGGAACAGGTCCACGCCTTCAAGCACAAGTAAGGATGGCAAGAGGTGGGCGCTTGAATCAACGTGTTAATGATCAAATTGAATCTGCTTTTAAGAGGTGGGGATATGCGGAAAATTGCGATGTTGCCGGCAAGCTTTGCTATTCCGACTTAATAAGAAATGCGGTTGGCGCGTGGGTTGAATCAGGTGAGGTATTTATAAGAATTGTTCGAGGTCAAAAGTTTGGGAATAGTTCTGTTCCTTTTGCTTTGCAATTGTTAGAGGCAGATATGATTGATGAGGACTATGAGGGCAAAGCAGAAAGAAAGGGTTGGCAATGGAAAATGGGAATTTTGCAGGATGAGTGGGGCAAGCCAAGGAAATATGCACTTTTAACAAAACATCCAGGTGATACTCTTTTTGTTAATCAACCAACTGAAGGAAAGAAACATATTTTTGTTGATGCTAAAGACATTATTCATTTAGCGAAATTTGAAAGACCTGGACAGACTCGCGGGGTGCCATGGATGGCTAGCGCTATTCAAAGAATGCACCATTTAGAAGGCTACGAACAAGCCGAGATTGTAAGGGTAAGAGCTGGAAGTTGCCTTACTGCATGGATCAGTTCGCCAGAATCAGAATTAGAAGGCGATGGCGTTGTTGATGACGATCGAGTTTATGACTTAAGTCCTGGTTCAGTCAGGCTACTTGGGCCAGGTGAGCAAGTTCATGTTCCTGATATGCATGCGCCTGATGGTCAATTTGAACCTTTTGTACGCGCAATGCTTAGAGCTTTATCCGCGTCATTGGGGATTTCATATTCAACTTTAAGTAGAGATAGTAGCCAATCAAATTATTCAAGTAGTCGTCTTGATGTATTACAAGATCAAGAATCATTTAAAGCTTTACAAGCTCAATTAAGAGAGATTGTGTTGTTTAGGGTTTATAAAGAATGGTTAGAAATTGCCGTGTTGTCTGGAGCTTTGCAACTGCCTAATTATCAGACAGAAATTGAGCGTTATCAACAAGCACGGTTTATGTTTAAATCCGCTGGATGGGTAGACCCCTTCAAAGAATGTCAATCCAACAAGCTTGCTGTTGAATCAGGTTTTAAACTTCAAAGCGCTGTTTTAGCAGAGCAAGGGATGGATCTCGAAGAATTTCTCATTGCTCGAAAAAATGAAATTGATATGGCTCGTCAATTAGGCCTCGATTTTTCGGAGAAACCTAATACGGCTCCAGAAACTGTCTCTAAAGTAGATACAACTACTAATCAACAGGAAGATGACGAAACGTGATTATGAAAAAGATCTAGTCCAAAGAGACTTTAATTTAGAAGTTAGAGAAGTAGAAAAAGAAGATAGAACCCTAGAATTTCCCTTTTCAAGTGAAGAGCCAGTAACCCGTTATTTCGGGCCGGAAATCTTAGAACATAAATCAGCAAATTGGGATCTTAAACGGCTAAACGATTCGGCGCCCCTTTTATATAATCATAATTTTGATAGGCCGATTGGAGTAGTTCAAAAAGCTTGGATAGATGAAACTGCAAAACGAGGTTATGCAAAAGTAAGGTTCAGCAAAGAAGAGTTTGCAAGTTCTATTTATAGAGATATTAAAGACGGGATTATTAGAGGTATTTCGTTTGGGTACGTTGTTAAAGATATGGAGCAAAGAGGCGAGGAATTTTGGGCTACAAGTATCGAGCCTTATGAATTATCGGTTGCTGTTGTAGCTGCTGACCCTACGATTGGGATAAATAGATCAAAAGACAATACGGCTCCTTTAGAAACAACATCTAATATGTCTAAAGAGGAACGTTCCGACGTTTCAGCATCTTCTGATGCGCCTGTAAACTCTGTAGTCGAATCAATGACCGCTAACCCGAAAGAAACCTTGGAGGTGCGTTCAGAAGTTGACACCCAAAAAGTGATCAAAGCTGAGCGTTCAAGAATCCAAGAAATTCAAACAGTCGCCGCTAAATACAATCTTCAAGATTTAGGCGAAACCTACATTAAAGAAGATAGAAGCGTTGCAGATTTTAATTCTGCTGTTCTTCGTGAGTGGAAGCCTGAAGCAATCGCACCAAAAGCTGATGCTACTGACATTGGTTTAACTCAAGCCGAAACACGTAGCTTCTCAGTTCTTAGAGCGATTGACTACCTTGCTAATCCCGGTAGCGCTGCAAAGCGTGAGGCCGCTGCTTTTGAAATAGAAGCTTCCGAGGCTGCTGCTTCAAAACTTGGTAGAGCATCTAGAGGCATCACAATTCCTAATGAAGTCTTCAAAAGGGATATGCAAACCTCACCCGATACAGCGGGCGGTAATTTAGTTGCAACAGAGTTAAGTAGCGATTTTATAAGTCTCTTAACTAATGCGAGCGTATTGGCTCAAACAGGATCAACAATCTTGACCGGGCTTACTGGAAATATTTCAATTCCTAGAGCTGGAAGTCAACAGACAAGTTATTGGATTGGAGAGGGCAGCAATGTCACTGAATCCGATATGACCATAGAACAGGTCAACATGAGCGGCAAAACTATTGGCGCCATGACCGATATTTCTAGGAAGCTTTTAATTCAGTCTTCTTTAGACGTTGAAACATTAGTTAGACAACATCTTGCTAATTCTGTTGCTCTTGAAATAGATCGCGCAGCTCTTTACGGGCTCGGTTCGAGTTCTGAACCGCTCGGCCTTCATAATGTCACAGGCATAGCTACTGAAAACGTTGGCAACAATGACCCAAGTTGGGCTGATGTCGTCAATATGGAATCTGATATTGCGGTGGGTAACGCTTTGACTGGCTCTTTGGCGTACGTTACACGCGCAAATATTAATGGCGCTATGAAAGTTAAGGCCAAAGATTCAGGTTCTGGTTTATTTGTTAATGACAATGGCACCGTTAACGGTTACCCATGTTACGTTTCAAATCAAGTTGAAGCCGGTGACATCTGGTTTGGAAATTGGTCTGAATTGATTCTTGGATATTGGAGCGGCCTAGATCTACAAGTAGATCCTTATACAGGCGGTGCATCTGGAAATGTTCGCGTTCGCGTTCTTCAAGATGTTGACGTTGCTGTTAAGCATCCTGCAAGTTTCTGTCTCGGTGCTTAGGCATGAAGATTGAAGCCTTAAGTTCATTCGGATTAAAAGGCGAAGTCGTTCAGGTTGGGGAGGTTGTCGAGGCTTCCCCTTCTGAAACAAGACAGCTAATTAATTCAGGACAGGCAAAGAAGGCTGTTGTCTGTGAGGTTCAACAAGAGGAACCAAAAGCAAAACCAAAAGCTACTAAAGCTACTAAAGCTAAATCAACTTCTACCCCAGAGGTATCTGACTAATGACTATTCAAAACTTAGGTTCTAAAGGAACCGCCGTTGACATTCTTCCTAATGATGTTCTTGCTTCAACCGCTAATGGTTCAGGCGTAGATCTTCAAGGATATGAGGGCAGCGCTGCTTTCGTTCTTTCATCTGAAGCAATGGGCGCAAGCGTTACTCTTGCCGTTAAGTTGCAAGAATCAGCCAATAACTCTGATTGGTCAGATGTAAGCCAAAACAGTAAAGGCGCATTCACAACTACGGCAGCTAATACAGCAGCGTTTGAACAGATCGCGTTAAACGTTTCTGATCTTAAGCGCTATGTAAGAACAAATTCTACTGTTGCAGGTGGTACAGGAACAGGAGCCGTAAACGTCACTGCTTACGCTTCTAAGAAGTACACAACATAAGAATAGATGTCATTTTCTGATGACATAAAGAGCATGTTGGACGGCCCCTTTGGTGTTTCTTGCACTGGGGGCTCTCCTTCTGTTACTGCCAATGGCATTCTTAACGAGCCGACTTCAATGGCGGTTGGGGATCAAATTATTTTCACTGATTATTTATTAACTTGTCTCGCTTCAGATTTTGGGAGTTTAAATTCTGGAGACACTTTAACGGTAGGGGGCACGGCTTACACAGTAAGAGCAGTAGAAAAAAATGATGATGGATTAGAAGCACAAATTTCACTTCAGAAAACTTAAATCATGACAACGAAAAGAGAAACAATATTAGCCCGTGTTTTAACTGTACTTACACCGACTGCTGGGATTTCAAGTCGTGCTTATCGATCAAGACAAGTACCGTTAAATAATAGGAGTCAATTCCCAGCGATTAATATTGAACCAATTTTAGACGATCCAGAACAAACTTCAAGTCTTCCTAAACTGGATTGGTCGTTACGAATTAGGGTTACTGTTTTTCATATTGGTAGTACGTCAACGGCTCCAGACACCGCCGCTGATTCAGTTGTAGAAAGTATGCATTCTTTGTTAATGGCTGATTTAACTTTAGATGATAATGCTATAGATATTCAACCCGAGGGGGTTAGTTGGGACATGATCGACGCCGACCAGCCAACTGTTGCGGTTAATTGCGAATATCTTATTAGATATAGAACATCTGTAGAAGATTTAAGCAGCTAAAATTAATATGTCGGCTTATTAGTGCCTCTAATATGGAGAATAAGGACAACGACAATTACGAGGAAGTAGTTGACCCCTTGACTGGGGTTAAAACCTACATCCCCAAAGAAGTAAACCCCGATTCTAAGGACTAATGGCAATTCTAACCAACGCTCGCAGATTATTAACAAAGATCGAAAGCAGCTCCGGAACGGACAGCAGCCCTGCGGGAACTGATGCGCTATTAGTTTCTAATTTAGAAGTGTCACCAGTTGAATCAGGAACAGCAGGCCGAGAAATTATAAGGCCATATTTAGGAGCAACAGAACAGCTATTAACAGATACAAAAATAAGTATTAGCTTTGATTGTGAACTGTCGGGTTCTGGTAGCGCTGGAACTGCAAGCCGTATTGATAGCTTGTTAAGAGCTTGTGGTATGGCTGTTGCCACAACAGGTTCAGCAGTTACCGGAAGTTCTCAAGCCGGTTCAGCGGGTTCTATCACTCTTGCATCTGGAGCCAGTGCAACGGATGACGCCTATACCGGAATGTGTATTACTATCACTTCGGGAACTGGTAACGGTCATAAAGGTTTAATTACTTCTTATACAGGCAGCTCAAAAGTTGCGACGGTTCAGGCATCAACGGCGGCCTTTACCCCTGGGGCAAGTTCTGGTTATAGCATTAGTGCCAATGTTCAATACAAGCCTTTAAGTTCTACCTTTGAAAGTACAACCCTCTATTTCAACAATGGAGGTATTAGACATATAGCGACAAATTGCAGGGGTTCGTTCTCGTTTAGTTTAGAAACTGGTGGCATTCCTGTATTTTCTTTCTCAATGATTGGGGTTTATAATTCTCCAACTGACACCGCCGCCGGATCAACGACATACAGTAATCAATCAGTCCCTGTTGTTGCGAAATCTGGTAATACCGTTGCAACTAATATTCTTGGTTATAGCCCCGCCGTTCAATCTATTAGTTTTGATATGGCTAACGAGGTTGCATTTAGACAGTTAATAGGAGCCGATAAGGATGTAATTATTAGCGCTAGGAATCCTTCGGGTGAGGCAGTTGTAGAACTTCCAACCATTGCACAGAAAGACTATTTCACTCTTGCTAATACTGAAAGTACGAATTTAGTATCTCTGCAACAAGGTACGACTGCGGGAAATATTGTAAGTTTCGTAGCGAAAAAGGTTGACCTAAGTAACCCAACCTTAAGCGACTCTGATGGGATTCAACACGTTGGTCTTCCTCTTAGTTTCTTGCCTACTAGCGGTAATGATGAGGTACTTTTAACTTTCCAGTAATTGACGGTTTACTATTGCTGCGTATTATTGAAGGAGTCAACCCCTTAATTAATGGGCTTTATTTTAGATACGGGTAATACATACCTTTGGCCTGTAAAAATTTCTATGCCTTCTGATGGTGGGCAACGTGTGGAACAAACTTTTGATGCAAGATTTAAACGATTACCGCAAAAGCGTATTAATCAAATTCAACAGCAAGCTAATGGATTAATGGCAGCGTCAGAACGTGGCGAGGATATAAGTAATGATATTTCAGATCAATCTATCGCTGATGAAATATTAGATGGATGGGAGGGGATTACTGATGCGAATGGGAATGATATTCCAGTAACTAAGACAACAAAGAAGCAATTATTAGACGTGCCTATGATGGCCTCAACCCTTGTTGAAACTTATTTCTTGTCATTAGTAGAGGAAAAAAGAAAAAACTAGAAAGCGTCGCTGAATATTTTTGCGGCGGCGCGGATAAAAAACAGCTATCAGAAGATGACAAGGTTTTAGGTTTAGCTCCACCAAAAGAAGAAGAGGAAGAAGAAAATTTAAAGGTATTGCCGGAGGTATGGGAAGCGGTAATCGTTTTTTTAAATGTCTCGACTCAGTGGAGAAGTTCAGGCGGTTTTATTTATGGAATGGATTATTTAGCTGTTAAATGGACAATGGAATTATTAGAAATTAAAAAACCATTTCAGGTCTTACAAGATTTACAGATAATAGAAGCTAAAGTAGTAGAGATAATATCGAGCCGTAGCGAAAAATAAAAATGGCTGACATGAAGACCACTTATATCATCGACACCCAGACAAAGGGTGCGAATAAGATTAAGGGTTTAGAAAGAGGTCTAAAGGGTGTAAGCAGTCAAACGAATAAAACAGCCGCTGCAATGGCAAGGCTAAAAGGTGCGGCAGGCGGGGCGCTTGGTTCCTTACGTGGTTTGCTTCCTGTTCTTGGCGTTGCTGGTATTGCAAAGTTTGGAAATGATGTTTTGCAATTAGGAGACAAGCTGCAAAAAATGTCAGAGAAGACGGGCGCAAGTGTTCCGATGTTGGATAAATTAAGGCAAGCTTCTAATTTAGCGGGTACAGATTTCAATGCTTTAACTCGTTTATTTCCGATGTTGTCTAAAAATATTGTTCAGTTTGCGGAAAAGGGTACGGGTGTTGCTGCTGATGCTTTCCAGAAATTAGGAATTAATGTTCGAGATTCAAACGGACAAATTAGAGCTAGCGAAGATGTTCTTTTAGATATTGCAGATAAATTTAAAACGATGGAAAACGGAACTGTAAAAGCTGATCTTGCTTATAAGTTATTTGGGGCGCGTGTTGGTGCTGATTTGATCCCGTTATTAAATCAAGGGTCTGACGCAATTAACAAATTAAATACAGGTTTTACGCAGGAAGGCGCCGAAAAGATGGCTGCATTTAACGACAAAGTTTCGCAATTAGGGGAGAGATTTCGGGAGATAGGTATTAGCATTATGGACGGCGGTGTATTAGATGCCCTTGATGGTGTTGTCAGTATTTTAGGATTTGGCGCGAAAATTTTTAACTCATTACCCGGCCCAATAAAAGGGATTGCAGTTGGCTTGGTAGCAATCGGTGTCCCTTTACTTTTAATTGTTCCAATTTTGCCAGCGTTTGTGGCAGGGTTTAAAGCTTTAAGCGTCTTAAAATTAGGAGCCGTATTAATTGGATGGGTGAAAGGTTTGGGAGGTTTAGCAATTGCTATTAAGGGTATTGGTATTGCTATGGCGGGGGCATTAGGGCCAATTGCTTTACCTGCTTTAATTGCTGCGGGTGTTGTTGCTGGTTTAGCGGTGATCTGGAAATTCAGAGATAATATCTGGCAGGCGTTCCAATGGTTAGGGACAAAGATTAAAGACATGTGGACATCGTTGGGGCATTTCTTTGCTGGCCCATTTGTTGAAGGTGCTAAGGCTGTTAAGAATGTATGGAATGGTCTTATTAATTGGATTAAAGGCGTCTTAGATCGTGCCTTCGGTTGGATTAATAAACTAGTTCAACAAATTAAAAAAGTAACTTCATTCGGTCGAGGCGGTGGAGGTAGTAGAGGTAGAGCAACAGCAGCGCGAGCAATGGCAGCGGGTGGAGTTTTAGACGGGCCCGAATTAGTCTTAGCTGGAGAAGCTGGCAGAGAATATATTATCCCTGAAGGTAAGATGTCAGCCGCTTCTAAAAATTGGCTATCAGGGAAAAGGGGCGGGGCTGTAATTCCTGCTTTTGCTCAAGGTGGTGTTGTTGGGTCGTCAGGGTCAACAGGTGGGGCGCCTAATATTCATATTCAAACGGGGCCAGTTTTACAGCAACAGGGACAGCAATTTGTCACCCTTTCAGATTTAGAAGGCGCATTACAAACATTTAGTAAAAGTGTTTTTGGTAACTCTCGTACAACGGGCGGTCGTCGTTTTCAGGGGGTGCATTAAATGAGCAACAGAGCGCAAAGCCATTTCTTAAAGGTCTATAACGCGAGTGACGCGACAGTGTACGCACGTTGGCAGAATTACTATGTCAATCAATCTGTAACTCTTAGTTCTCAAAGTTGGAGCTATTTTCCATTTGTAGCAACGGGAATCATGGCGGCTACTGCTAACGGTGGAGCTGGGGTATCAATTGAAATTCCAGCAACAAAAACGGCGTTAAGTGTTTTTAATCCTGCTATCGCTAGAGGTTATTTATGCGAAGTAAATATCTATGAATTTGATAGTAGAAATGAGAATGCAGCTCCTAGCGGATCTCAAACTACTATTGCGACATATTTAGGAGAAGTGATTGAGATGGGTGGAAGCTTTACGGCTCTTACTGTCAATCTCGGTTCTGCCTTGGCCCCAGTTGGCTCACAAGCCCCGCCGAGGAAGTTTACAAGTTACCAAGTGGGGGCACCTATCACAATATGAACATTTCTGTTTCTGATCCTTTAGAACTGCTGATTTATCAAAATGGATTAGTTCAAAGTCCATTAGAAGAAAACAGCGCAAGAGGTGCAACTGATTTAGACGCGAAACAAAGGAGCTGCATTATTGGTACACCTATTCCGATTATTTTTTGTAGAAGGCAGAACAATGTAGGAGGTGTTTTAGTTAGTCCAGCAGCAACAGAGGGAAGCTATGCAAACGATGGAACAACAAACGTATTAACCGTTAAATTAATTCTTGTTTTAAGTGACGGGCAGCTCCCAACAATTCAAGAAAATCACGTTTTTCAAAGAGCGTGTCGAGAGGGTACATGGAATCAATCTTATGACCGTAGACCTAGTAACTGGGTGCCAGGAAATACAACAACGGTAGTAAGTGGAAAGACCCCGTGGAACTGCCCCGCGTTCTGTGGCACGTCTGGAAGATATGAAACCATGACGACAATGTCATATGTAAATACACATGCTGATGGTGACGAGACTTGGAATAAACAGGTTCATGTATTCGTAGAGCAAGGAATCAAAGTGACTCGGTTGATTGATTCAACGCTTGGACCTTCTGATAATTTTGTTGATCTTGCTAAATACCTAATTACTCAAAGCAGCCGTTTTCCTTCTTCTATGTTGGACGATACGGAAATGTTGAACGCTGCAAAATTTACAAATGCAAACGGTTTTTTATATAACGGTGTATTTGAAAAAAGTACAAATCTAGAGGATTGGTTAAGTGATACGGGCGCGGCTTTCTTGTTAAGAATCAGCCAGAAAAACGGTAAGAAGTTTCTAAGACCGCGCCTGCCGCACAATACAGACGGAAGTATTAAGACAACGGCAATTACTGAAAGTTTTGGTTTTACAGAAGAGCATATATTAGACGGTGGTTTTGAGATTTCTTATGTTCCGTTGGTTGAGCGTCGTGATATTTGTGCCCAGGTGTTATGGCGTCAACAGCCCGATAATGATATTGGATTAATTAGAACGAGTGAGGTTAGATTTAGCGGCACCGCAGCAAATGGACCCTTTGAACAATACGACCTTAGCTCCTTTGTTTGCGGCGAAAATCACGCGGTTAAGGTTGGTACTTATCACATCGCAAGACGTAAATATATTACGCATACTTTGCGAATAAAGGTGAGACCTTCAGTTTTTGGCTCAACTCTTACCATTGGCGATATTGTCCGAGTTAAATTAAGAAGAGAAACAAGCTTAGATGATATTGAGTTCCATGATTATCTATACGAAGTCGAGAGAATTAGTAAAAGTTTATCTGGTGTAGTTGAATTAGATTTAACTCATTTTCCAATTGATAGCGATGGAAAAAGCTTGATTGCTCTTGCTGTTAATACTGCGGCTGGTTCAGGTTTTACCATGCCAACAGGAAAGGCGAGCTTTAGTTGTGATGTGAACAGCGGAACGGGGGATTTATCAGATACGGGGATGAACTACGCAGATTATCCAGGTGATTTTACAGTGCCTTCTTTTGGACAGGTATCTTATGAGCCTTCAGGGTTAGACGATTTAGGCGGCTCAGCTCCTGATCATCCCATTGATAATCCTAGTGATCCTTTTGATGGTAATTCTGGAACGCTCACAGATAATCGAAGCAGCGCGGGTGATCCTCTAACTACTGGGAATGCACTCACGGCAGGGACGTCTTGTGCGGGTGGAAAAGTGCATTGGTATAGAAGAGATAAAACCACAGGTCAGAGAGAATATATCAAGAGCGAAGGCGGCGACGGCACAAGCGATAGTTTTAGTTATTCTTTAACAACTGCGGACATGGATCATTACATCGAAGCATATAAAGAATGCCCCGACCCTGGTTCTACTGATGGCTTTGGCTCTGAGGAATTTATAGGAGAATCAACAGTTGTTGAACCTGCAACAAGTTCTTATACACACGCTCGTTGGACTGGTACGAAAGTGCAAACGGGTAGTAATGGGCATTCGGTCAGTGCTTCTGTTACGACTGATTGGGTTGCAATTAGTTCAGGAGATACCTTGTCAATTGGTCCATCATGGGGAACGGCTGGCCTTTCAAGTTTATTAACTGGTTCAGATGGTTCCTTTACTTATCCAGTAACGACATATCAAAAATGGAGAAGTTCTGTCACATTTAAGCAACACACTTTCAATTGTTCGGGTGGTTTAATTTACTTAGGCGGCGTTCATAAAAACTCTTATGGATACAACGACTCAGAACCAGAAATGAACCCTACTTGTATTACTTCACATTACGGGCCAACTATTCCTTTCCATTCGTCGGGCGGGTCTTGTACGTGGACTATTAGTGGATCATGGGAATTTTCAACAGACGGAACAAACCCAGTTCAACAAGACGGCTCTAATTTCCAATGGGGTGGTAATACATATGAGGATTAATTAAATGGGCGCAAATTTTCCAACGTTGGCACCGTCAACAAGAACTTATATACCCGGCACTTATGCCAGTAGTGCGTTGCCATCTTTAACGGGTAATGAAACAAATATTAGACACTCGAACGCGTCTGTAGGTCATCGCCTAAGAATGAATTTTATTAACATTACTAGGGCTAATCATTTTCTTTTGGTCAGTCATTATTCAATGCATGGCACCTTTGAAACGTTTGATTTAACCTCTACAACTTTACAAGGTACGAATTTAACTGTTCCGACTAATTATCAATGGCGATATTTAGAACGCCCAACAATAGATGAAACATTAACGCAAATAGATATTCAAGTTGAGCTTCAACTATTACCCCCTTATGTAATTTAGTTATGGCTGATTTTCCCTCATTATCTCCAACACGAATTTCTTATGATTTAGGCGGGTTAAATGTCACAGATGAAAGCACGGCAACCGCTGGGCCTGTTCGTTTTAGGCATTCATTAAGAGTCAATAATAATATTATGACGTTGACCTATACAAACCTAACTCAAACAGAAATTAGTTTAATTCGGAATCATTATAATAAAGCAGGGGGGCTTCATTATTATTTCCTTGTTCCTGATGCGATTATATGGGGAAGTAGTAGCGGCACAGTAGTTCCAACGACATCTAAGTACAGATATAATTCCATACCCGAGGAAGAACAAAAAGGCGTCTACCATGATTGCACAGTACAGCTATCAATACTGACTGCTAATGATCTTTTATATATTATGCAGGGTGAGAATGCATGGTTTGGAGGTAATGCGGGAACGCCTGAAGAAGCCTTCACTTCATTCGTGCTAGATGGGACTGCGCCGTTTATCCTAGATGGAGATGACGCCACGCCAACGGCGATACAATTAAATCTAAAAGGTGGAGGCGCTTACTTATGACGCAAACTAATGTAAGGGTACAGATGCAAATCCGTCGTGATACGGCGGCGAATTGGTCTTCAGCAAATCCAACGGCTCTTGCAGGGGAGCTTTGCTATGAGACAGATACAGGCAAAATAAAAGTAGGCACGGGTTCAGATGCTTGGATTGTATTGCCCTATTCGTTTTTACCTCTTAGCGGT